TTGAAGGCAATACCCAGGTAATACTTGAGAAGCCACAACAAGGCTTTAATGTCGTTAATCAACGTGAGACAACCATCACAAAAATTAAGTGCTGCATGATGAGCGGTGCAGGTATTCTTGAAACAACCGACTGGGCAGGTAAGTATTTGCCGATTGTTGGTGTTAATGGCAAGGAGGATTTAGTTGACGGCAAGCGTACATTGCGCGGCCTTGTGCGGTTTGCTAAAGACCCGCAACGGATGTACAACTACTGGCGGACAATTGACACTGAGCAGAAGGCATTAGCCCCGAAAGCTCCTGTTTTAGTGACTGCAAAACAGATTGAAGGCTACGAAGACCAATGGCAAGAAAGCCTAACGTCTAACTCACCGTATTTGATTGTAAACGATGTTCCAGGATCGAATAGACCAGACAGAATCAGCGCTGGAATTATTGATAAAGGCGCTAATGAAGCGGCGTTAATGTGTGTTGACGAAATGAAGTCAACGACAGGTATTTTTAGTGCATCACTAGGCGAACAAGATAACGAGAAGTCTGGACGAGCTATTCTTGCTCAACAACGCAAAGGCGACACAGCCAACTTTGCATACATTGATAACATTGCACGGGCTATCAAGTGGACGGGTCGTATCATTATCGACCTGATACCTAAGATTTATGACGCGGCGCGTGTTGTGTCAGTCATGGGTAGTGATGGCAGTAAAAAGCTAGAGCGTATCAATCAAGTGGTGATGCAAAAAGGAGAGCCGAAAAACATTGATTTGGCGGTGGGTAAATATGATTTAGTTGTGACTCAAGGCGCAAGCTATGCCACTAAGCGTATTGAGGCGTTAAATAGCATGGTCGAAATTGCTCGTGTTAATCCTGCCATTATGCAAATAGCAGGTGATTTGATTATCAAAGCGATGGACTGGGACGGTGCTGACGAAATTGCCGAGCGCATGAAAAAAATGTTGCCGCCACAACTGCAAGAAAATGAAGATGAAAACGGAGAACAGAAACAATTGCCGCCCGAAGTACAGGCAATGATCGAGCAGGGCAAGCAACAGATTGATGAAATGGGCAAGCACATTCAAATGCTTGAGGCTGAAAAGGACGACAAAGACGATGAATTGCGTCTCAAGAAATATGAGATTGACGTTAAAGCAGAGATTGAATTTGCCAAACTTGCGAAGGACTACGGCATGGGAATGGATGAAGTGGCGGCATTGATTAACGACGCTTTAGCTAATGCAGCTCAACAGCCTGAATTGCCCGAAGAAGGTGAAAGTTATCAGCACGAACAGCAAGAAATGTTTCAGCCACAATTTGAGCAAGACGACAGCCAATTAACGCAAGAAGGGCAAATGATGGATGAACAAATGGCAATGGATTTAATGGCTCAAAATGACATGGGCGGTGGTGATATGTCGGGGGTACAATTGCCAGACTTACAACAAAATGACGAGGTAATGTGATGCGCCAATTTGTTACAAAGCAAATGATTGTTAAAGCCAAAAAGAAGCTAAAGAAACTTCAAAAGCGGCAACGTAAGCAGGATGAGCAAGGGGTGATAAGTGCCGAATCTTACGTTTCACAAAATAAAGCACTTATCGAAAAAGTAGGGGAAGTTATGCTAGATAGTGTAAAAGATATTTACAGCAATCCATGCGTGATTAAACCCGGGATAACACTAGACGAGTTTATTAAATTCCGTGACAAAATGGCGAGGCTATCTTAATCATTTGACTAAATACCCGTTATAGATTATGTTTATATCACTGTTACTAGACAGTAAAACTAGGTCGTCGTGAGACGCTTGTAAATCCGAATCAAGGAAACCTAATCCCATGAGTGATACTACTCAGTCTGATGTCGTTGTGGATTCATCACCACAGGTCGAAGAAGTTATTGATAATCAGATTGTTGCAGAAGTGGAAACCGAAGGCGAAACGAAAGAAGCGCAAAAAGTTGAAGCCGATAAACAAGAAGATGAAGATGACTATTCAAGCCTACCGAATGGCGTTAAAAAGCGCATTGATAAAATTACTCGTCAAAAGTACGAACAACAAGCCGAAATTAACAAACTAAAGTCAGAATTGGAAACATTCAGAGCGCAAACAGCCCCAACGCTACAAGAGCCTGATATTTCTAAGTATGATAATTTGGATAGTTATGTTAGTGCCGTGGTTAAGTACGAAAGAGAGTTAGAGAAGCAGACAGCACAAAGCCAACAAGCTGAACAGACCCAAGCACAAGCAGTTGCTCAAGATTGGGTTGCTAAAGTTGACAAAGTGCGTAGTGTCGCTCCTGATTTTGACGCAGCTTTTAGCAATATAGCTAGTATTGAGTTTGCACCGATGGCGCTCGAAGCCGTTGCAGAACATCCAAAAGGCGCGGAAATCGCGTATATGTTAGGCAAAGACATCAGCGAAGCATATCGGATTGCCGCATTAACACCACGCCAACAATTGATGGCCATTGGTGAGTTATCAGCAAGAACAAATGTACCAAAACCCAAGATGGTATCTAGTGCGCCGCCTCCTGTTAAAACCGTATCAGGTGGCAATGTAACGACTGACCCCTCAAAAATGAGTACCAGTGATTACATTAAATGGCGTAATGACCAACAACGACAAAAGAAACGCTGAGAAGCGTTAAGAGAGAATTATCATGGCAAATGCTATCATCACCAGTTCGATTATCGCGAACGAAACCCTGCGTATTCTTCATAATGAAAGCGCATTCTTGGGCAACATTAACACTGAATACGAAGACCAGTTTGCTAATAAAGGTATGAAAGCGGGTTCTGTTGTTAACGTCCGTCAACCCGTTCAGTACACCATCCGGGATGGCGCAACTATCAACATTCAAGATGTGAATGAACCCACTGTCCCAATCACGATGGAAGCCGAATTTGGTATTGACTGGGCGTTTTCGGATTACGATTTAAAACTCACTATTGATGAGTTTAGCAAGCGTTATCTTGCGCCTGCTGCTAAACGTCTGGCGGCTGAATTAGATTTGCGGATTGCTACCCGTTTTTATCGCGGTGTTGCAAACTTTAGCGGTACACCTGGCACGCCTATTTCTACCGCCCAAGCTGTTTTAGATGCGGCGGTTTTGCTTGATAACGCGGCTTGCCCTCGTACAGATGGCCGTATGCTTGCCTTGACTCCATTGTCTAACGCCAAGTTAGTTGGCGGTATGAGTGGCTTGTTCAATGACCAAGCGACCCAAGGAAAACAGCTTAAAAATGGCATGATGAGTACAAACTTAGGTTTAGACTTTATTATGAGCCAAAACTTACCGACTCACACGGTTGGTGGTTTGGGCGGTACGCCGTTAGTCAATGGTGCGAACCAAGGTTTGATTAACGCAGGCGCAACAGACAACCCAAGTGCCGCAACTACTTCGCTTGTTACTGACGGTTGGACTGCCGCCGTTGCTAACCGCTTAAAACGTGGTGACGTATTCACGATTGCAGGCGTTACTGCTGTTAATCCTGAAACCAAAGTATCTACTGGCGTATTGCGTCAATTCATCGCTACTGCTGATGCGGCTTCGGACGGCGCAGGTAACTTAACAGTGGCTATCTATCCTGCGATTATCGCTGGCGGTGCTTATCAAAACGTAACGGCTCGTCCTGCTGATAATGCGGCAATCACTGTGTTGACTGGTACAGCTTCAACGGCTTACGGTCAAAACTTAATGTTTCACCGTGATGCGTTCACTTTGGTTACTGCTGATATGGAATTGCCAAAAGGGATGGATATGGCTGAACGTGCGGTTGAAGATGGCGTGTCTATTCGCTTCGTTCGCGGTTATGACATTACCAACAACCGCCGTATTTGCCGATTCGACTTACTTGCTGGTTATGGTTTGTTGCGTCCAGAGTGGGCTGTCCGTGTAACTCAGTAACTCACACAAGCGCAAGGATGCGCTATCAATTTAAAGTAGGTGTAACATGGTTACTGCTGATTTAATTCGCGCCACGTTGCGCCTAATCGGTGCAATATCTTCTAGTGAAACTCCTGCTGCTGACGAATCTAGCGATGCTTTAGAAGCCTTGAATCTCATGCTCGGCTCTTGGGGTGCTACTCGTTTCTTATCTGCTTCAACTCAAAAAGTCACAAAAACAACAACTGGCGCAATTAGCTACAGCATAGGCGTGGCTGGTGATATTAACACTACGCGGCCAACGTCTATTTATAACGCCTATTGGTCGGACGGCGGTATTGATTACACGCTCGAAAATATGGATTATTCCGATTATTTAGAGATTGGCGTAAAAACTGTTGGCGGTATTCCTTCGCATATTGTGCTTAATCCTGACAATCCATTATCAACTATTTATTTATACCCAATTCCTTCTACTGGTACTTTAACATTAGAGCTTATTCGACCTGAAACTGATTTAACCCTTGCCGACGATTTGCCGTATCCGCCTGAATGGATTCGCGCATTAAAATTCAATCTTGCTGTCGAGTTATCGCCTGAGTTTGGCTTTACCATATCGCCTGAATTGGCGGTATTGGCTAAGGAATCAAAAGAGATTGTCATGCGCTCAATGGTGACTATACCAGTTGCTAAGTTTGACCCACTCCTTAACGTCAATCGTGGTTTTAACATTATTAGCGGCGGTTACTAATGAAATTTAACTTCTTGGGTGGTCAACACAAGGGCTTTAGTCCTAATCAAAACACACAAGAAACGGTTAATATGTTTCTTGAGGTTGACCCGTCCGAAGATAACAAGCTCACGCTTTATCGCGTTGACGGGAAAATGGCGTTCTTGACTCTACCCACTGCGCCAGTTTACGGCATGAGTGAGTTCAGAGGTGTGTTGTATGTTGTTGCTGGTGCTTATCTTTACAAAGTGCTTAATGATTACAGTTACACGACTATTGGTGCAGTTGACTTAGATTTTGATACGACAATCGCTGCAAACAATGCTGGGCAAATTTGCTTTAATAGCGGATATAAAAATAAGGCTTATGTGTATGAAACGATTGCAGGCACGTTATCACAAATTACTGACCCCGCGTTCTACGGTTCGCCACGGGTTGATTATTTAGATGGTTATGGCGTATTTGTACGACCTGACACTCAACAGTTTTATATTTCAGCATTGAATGACTTTACTGTGTTTGGCGCTTTAGACTTTGCGAGCGATGAAGCAGACCCCGACAATTTAGTAACGCACATTGTTGATCATCAAGAATTGATTTTGTTTGGTGAGCGCGTAACGACTGTATGGTTTGATAGCGGTGATGCAACATTCCCGTTATCGCGTCGTGAAGGCGCGACAATGGAAGTGGGTTGTGCTGCTGCGTTATCAGTTGCTAAAATGGACAATACAGTATTCTTTTTAGGCCGTACTAGCCACGGCACTGGACTCGTTTATAAGCTCAATCAATATACGCCACAAATTATATCTAATCGCGGCATAGAGTATTTAATTAATACGTTTGATCGCGTAGACGATGCGTTTGCTTATACTTATCAAAAAAATGGCCATAGTTTCTATGTACTGACATTCCCAACAGCTAACAAAACACTCGTTTATGATGCGGCAATTCAAGACAATGATGCGGCTTGGTCGGTGCGTGAAACTTACGGATTTGGCAGGGATAGAGCATCTTGCTATGCGTTTGCATTTGGCAAGCACTTAGTTGGTGATTTTGTTAGCGGTGTACTTTATGAGCTAGACGATGAAACACATTTAGACGGTGGCTTACCTATCGCTTGGAGTCGTACAACAGCTCATATTGTCAGTGATTACAAGCGTGTTAAGCATAAAGAGGTTGTGCTTAACTTTCAAACTGGCGTAGGATTAGAAGATGGCAGTGAGCCATTAGTGTATCTAGCTTATAGCGACGACGGCGGACATAGTTACATCACTCCACGCGAAGCCAGTCTAGGTGTTATTGGACAGCGTAAAAATCGTGTAATGTGGGCGCGTCTTGGTAACTCACGCGACAGGGTTTATAAAGTGTTTGGTAGCGAACCTGTCAAAACCGTGTTAATGGGCGGCTATATTGACGTGGAGGTAGGTAAAACATGAGTAAAGTTTCCAGTCCATCAAATTTAGACTTAACGAATACTCGTGCATTCAAAACGTGGCTTTATGGTATTTGGCAATCAATTTTCTTTGTCGCTCCACACGTCCACATTTCGACAATATCAACAAAAACTCTTAAATCTGGAAAAGGCACAATTAAAAGCATTTGCGTGAATATCAAAAGCACAGGCTCAAGCGTGTGCAATGTTTACGATGCTTTGTCAGTGACAGGAACGCCAATTATCGCGTTAAACACTGATACAAATTATGGCGAGCTAACGTATAACTTAGAGTTTAATACAGGCTTAACTGTCGATATTGTTGGCGGTACTGCGGCTGATTTGTTATTCGTGTTTAACTGATATTTATGCTATAAATAGTGGTATTTACTGTCGTGATGATAGCGAGGGGGATTTATGGTGACGATTGAGCGCACATCTGATATTGACGCGATAAAATCAATCGTTAGCCATAATGATATTTATCCTTTTATTTCTGACGACTACTCACCACTGGCAACAGATTACGAGCCAATTATTGACGATTCCATCTATTGGCTGTTAATAAAAAATAGCGGCGTGTTATGTGGCTTGTTTATGGTTCATCAATCAAATGGCATTACTTGCGAGCTTCATACTTGCGTATTGCCTGAGTGTCGCGGTAGTAAAACAACCTTATACACAAAAAAACTATTTGATTGGATTTTTGAAAACACACAATTCAAAAAGGTTATAACTCATGTCCCTTCTTTTAATAGTGCTGCTTTATTACTTGCTGAAAAATCAGGCATGACGAGAGAGGGCATTAATCGGCTTAGTTTCTTAAAAACTGGTCAAATATATGACCAGTTTTTGTTGGGTAAAACATATCAGGAGTGGACATCATGCCATTAGCAGCAGCTTTACCATATATCATTGGCGGTGCGACCGTTGCAAGTAGCGTGTACGGTGCAAACCAAGCCAAAAAGGGCGTTAATGCTCAAGTTGAAGCAGGTGATAGAGCATCTCTAATGGAGCAACAATCGGCAGATAAACAACTCGCGCTGCAACGTGAGATTTGGGAAAAACAACAACGCGACCAACAGCCGTATCTTGAGCAAGGTCAGTATGGTATTAGTCGTTTAGGCGATTTAATGCGAAACAGAACGCCTGTTGGCGACCCGTCGCAACCTTTTTATAATTACACTGCTGCTAATCCTTCAGCACCGACTAATGCGCCTGTTTATAATAATCAAACCAATCAATCGGGCGGTACTAGCGTTAAACCCTTATCTTTTGGGCTTGACGGTGCAAACGTGATGGGGAACGGACAGCCTGACCCTTCACAACCTGCCAATCCTTTAATCCCTAACTACGATGTGTTTAATACTGTTCCGAATTATGGATTGCCTGTAGAAGCGCAACAAGCACAGGCACAACAAAACAGACCCACGGCAGCACAACAGCGTTATCAAAACAATGCAGGCGGCGGCCAACTAAATAACCCGTTTGACAGTTATTTAGCGAGCAAGGGCGTTTCCAATAAATTCGACTCGTCCAATACCCGTCTTGATAGCTTAATGAAGCAAGGAAGCGGCCAACTAAATAACCCGTTTGACAGTTATTTAGCGAGCAAAGGGGTTTCTAATAAATTCGACCCTTCTAACACAAGGCTTGCTAGTTTAATGAGTCAAGGAAGCGGCCAACTTAATAACCCATTTGACAGTTATCTTGCTAGTAAAGGGTTGGCAGGTGGTAAATTTGACACTAACAATCCTGCTTATCAGTTTCAACTCAAGCAAGGACAACAAGCGTTAGACCGTTCAAGCGCAGCGCGTGGCATGGGTTACAGTGGCGCACAAATGAAGGCAAGTCAAGAATATGGTCAAGGATTGGCAAGTCAGCAATACGATAAAGAATACAATCGAGCTAATAGTGAGTTTGGCGACTATTATCGAATGGCTGGTAACGAATACGATAGAGCAAACCAACAACACACTAATGAATACAATCGCGCTTCTGGTGAGTTTGGCGACTACTTCAATCGTTTAGCTGGTTTATCCCAAGGCGGCCAACAGGCGGCAGGTTCTATGGCTCAAGCGGGTGGCCAGTACGCTAATAACGCTAGTAACACGTTTGGCAATCTGTCAAATGCACAGACTAGTATTTTAGGCCAACAAGCCAATGCCAGGGCAAGTGGGTATGCTGCCAATGCTAATGCTTTGAGCGGTGGACTAAACAGCCTCACGAACTTATACGCACTCAATAAAATCTACGGGTGATATATGGCATTTCAAATTGACCCAAGCATCCCATTGCAGGCTCAACGTACTGCGTTTGACCCTGCATCTATTCTCATGCAAGCGCAACAAAACGCGGCTAATTTAGAAAAGCATCGTTTTGAAATGCAACGCTTACGCGAACAATATGATGCGGAAAAAGAAGCACGCAAACAGCAAAAACAAATGCAAATGGGTATTGCTTCGGATTTGGCAGGTATTCAAAGCGGCAGTCCTGCACAGTACGCGCCTACACGCTTTGAGCAACAACCACAACGAGGTCAAATGCCACAGGGCATGACTGGCGTGATGATGCGTGAGCAAGGCCAACAAATGCCACAGCCACAGGCGTTTGGTGAGGAAATCTTAAACGGTGACTTTCGCTTAGGTGGTGGTGAAGTTACGCAAGAGGCGGTGGCAGGGCGTGAACCTACATATCCTGAGATGTTGGCTATTGGCTTAAAACAGGCGATGCTAACTAAAAACCAAGATGAAATCTTTAAGTATGCTAAGGCGATTCAAGAAACAGAGAAACAGGCCACAAAATACGGCATGAATCCAACAAAAGGCATTAACCCACAAACAGGACAGCCTGAGTATTTTATAACTAATGAGTTAGGCCAAAAGCAATTTTTAGGTGTTGCACCTTATGAAACGCCAAAAGATGGCAAGACCGTACCAGTAATGGAAAACGGCAGGCTGAAAACAGTGAAAGTGCCTAATACTAACGACGTAAAAATCTTAATGAGCGATGGCACGCTAATGAGTGGCGGCTCTATTCCTACACCTCCTGCCCCTGAAAAGCCAATATCAGGCTATCAAAAGATAAAACTAGAAGGTGATTTGCGCGATGATTACAGAAAAGACAGCTCTAATTTTGTTGAAATATCAAGACAAGCTCGGATTATTCAAGATAGCTTGAAAGATGATTCTGCTGCTGGAACTCTAGCTAGTGCTACCGCTTTTATGAAAATGTTAGACCCTGGCTCTGTTGTGCGTGAATCTGAATTAGCAATGGCTATGAAGACAAACGGCGCGTTAGACCGTATGGGCAACTATATAAACGTCATCCAATCTGGCCAAGTTTTAACGACACAGCAAAAAGCTGACTTTGCCAAACTAATAAAAACCTATTCCAACGCAGCGAATGAAGCGCAAAGAAACCTAAACAAAAAGTATGGTCAAATCTCAAGCGAGTACGGCTTAGACCCTAAACGAGTTGTTGTTTATGATGTTCAAAAAGACGACAAACCCGAAAAGGTTGACGCTGAAGTCACGCCACAAACCAAAATCGTTAAAACACGCGCTGATTTAGACAAAGTAAAATCAGGTGAAAGCTATATCGCTCCCGATGGCAAACTATGGGTGAAACCGTAATGGCACAAGCACAAGTAGGCAATTATTTTGATGTTGTTGAATCTAAAAAAACACAGCCAAAAGTAGGCAACTACTTTGATACTGTTGTTAATAAAGATGAGCAACGCGGACGCGCATTATCATCACCCGCTCAAGGTGCAATTAACGCAATAAGCCAAGCTCCTTTAGGTTTTGGCGATGAAATCTATGGCGCGTTAGGTGGTTTAGGCGCGTTAGTGACAGGCAATAACGTTGAGGATGAATATATAAAAAACCGTGATTTTATTCGCGGCGCACAAAAACAATATAGTGAAGATTATCCAAAAACAGCAGCCGTAACTGGTGTCATGGCTGGCGCACCTTTAGCTGCTGCTAGTCCTTTTAAAGTTGCGCCTTTGGCTCAAGGTGCAGGTAAATTACAAAAAGCATGGCAAGCGGCTAAATTAGCAGCTGCTAGTGCTGGCACAGGTGGGTTGTTTGGTGGTGCTTACGGTGCTGGCGCAAGTAATGCTGATACTGTTGGCGGCGTGGCTAGTGATGCGCTAAAAGGCGGAGTGGCTGGTGCAGTTGTTGGCGGCGTGGCTCAACCTGTGTTAGCGGGCGTTGGTGGATTAACACGTAATGCCGCCATTCGTGCATTTGGAAACGTGAAAAATACAGGAACAATCAATCAGGCAGGCGGTCAAACAGGTGCTATTGATCCTATCGGCGGAGTAGTTGATAAATCAAAAGAATGGATTAAACGCCAAGGCGATGCGAAAGTAGCAGAGGCTATTGCTCAAACTGGCCGCGCCTTGAATAGAAACCCGCGTTTTTTGCCAAACGGCGAAGAAATACCATATACAACTCAGCTGGCCGATAAAGTCGATAAAATGCCAGTGGGTACGCCATTGGCGGCATTAAACGGCCTAAATTCTAATGAATTGCGCTCCCTTGATGCGGTCAGTTTATTGAGTGGTCGAACAGCCCCCGCTGTTGGAAAAGTACAATCAAGGTTAATTGATACTGCATCTAAGCGTTTTCTAAATGGTGTTAATAAAGTCATGGGGAATGGTAGTCCTGATTTTAATAAATCTATTACCGCATTAGAGCAAAAAGCCACGACCGAATCCAAGCCGTTTTATGATGTTTTGGACAATGTTAATGTTCCCATTGATGATGAAATCCGCTCGTTAGTATCACGCGCCAACTCATTTGTCAGTGAAGCCAATAGTATTTCAAGAATCAAAGGCGATGATTTTTCCGACATTCGAAAAATGGTTGACGTAAACAGTGGTGCGTCAGAAATCCCCTTAATGCGCTTAGAGTTGCTTAAACGTGCAATGAGTGATGCTGAGGGCGAGTTAATACGCGCAGGTAAAGGGTATAAGCCAAAGGTTATTGGGGATTTAAGACGTGATTTGATGGCTAAGCTAGAGCAATCATCACCAACTACGCCACAGGGCGAATCTATTTACAGATTAGCGAATCAAAAGTTTGCAGAGCCAACACGTCTTATAAAACAAGTCGAGGAAGGCGCGAATATATTCAAAAAGAATAGCATGGATATTAGAGACGAAAGGGCTTTGTTAAACGCACCTGAGCTAGAAGCCTACAATATTGGTGTATTTCGTGCGCTTGAGGAAAAGCTAGGCTCACCATCGGGGCGTAACTTTTTAACAGATATTACCAAAAACAGAAACACAGCAAAGCAGTTATATGAAACGCTTGGCCATGAAAAGTATCGCCAACTTGTGAAAATACTCAAGGGTGAAAAGTCACTTAAAAGCATTTATACGGTTAATACAGGAAGCCAAACAGCGCAACGTGAGGCCGCATTATCTGAGCTTGGCCTTGACCCGT